AGGCACGTGGTCGATGTCACCAAGAATGTAGGGGTCTTCACGAGTCGTATAGAAACCCACATACTTGAAAGCTCCCGCTTTTTGAACTGCAGCTTCTAAGGGTAGCGACCCCTCACGGGTATAGTGCGAGTGTTTTGGTCGCTTCTTCTCCTCGATGCTATAGCTGTAAGACCATTGACGGACTTGGTGCAACTCTTTTGGTATTGCGTTTATCTCGAACATATCCAACTCCTTATATATCCCACCTAACACCCTTGTAAATGGGATGTCGTAGTTTACCAGCAGCCGTCTTTTCCATAGATTCAATAGTAGCCCATCGTCCTATATAATCATCAGTTCTATCCCATATCTTTATACGCTCTGCATCTGTGAAACCAGACCCAACTCGCACTTCTTGCCCACCTACCATAATTATAAACCCGCCCAGTTGTCCTACATACTTACCCTCTCCTTCAAACACGTCGACAATTTTATATTCGGCATTATGTAAAGGCTTCATTTTCTGCCAATCCCAACTCCGTCGCTGTTGATAGAGGGCGTTCGGGGATTTAATCATTAGTCCTTCATACCCTTGCTTGCGATATATCCGGTAAGCTTGACTTACCTGGTCTATGTTCATAGCAAACTGGTATGGTATGTGTTCGACGTCGAACCCCATACCTGTCTTAGGAGTGTTCTCTTCCAAGTAAGCTAAACGCTCAGTCTGTCTCCACGTAGGGTGAATCACATCAAAGACTGCATAGACCACGCGGGCCTTGACCTTCTTGTTACTGCGTATCACTCCAGACAAGACCTCGAAGGACACACCAGGGATATATAATTCACCATCTAAAGGTAATTTAACACCCCTAAATAATATGGTAGTTACTATGTGGTCAAGTCCAGTTATCTCATGTCCGTTACGGGTGTAAAACTTATTCTTACGGAACACCGCACGTACACCATCAATCTTAGGGGATACAATACAAGGGAATTCAACAGGTCGTTCCGCTGTGTACTTCTTAGCCAACATAACTCGGTGGTCTTCTATGAGTTCGCCGTCGAACGCCTTGTTTATCAGTCCGGTGTTGACTCCGATGTCAAGGTTCTTCTTAACGATGCGCTTTGCAACCTCGGCATACTCCGGTGTTAACGACTTGATGTGATTGAACAGGGACTTCTTAGCATGGTGTCCAGTCAGGGTGCGTGTAGCTATATAGGATAGGAGTTCATAGAAATTATTAGTAATAGTAGTTGTTCCTTCTCCTCTTAAATCCTCCGGTATTCGCCTTATATGATAGCGCATGAAAGGTGAATAGGCATAGTATAAGGGCATCATTAATACTTTCTTATACTTTTGTATAATCTCAATCTTATCTAAATGCCCTGGTGTTATCTCTAACTTTAGTATGATTTGGGGTAGATTCATTATTTAGTCCTCCTCATTATACAGTCTGTTCTTATACAAGCGTGTTCGATATCGAACACCTTGTGAGTTCGTTGATAATCTAACTGCCATTGTATTAATCGGTCTATCTTGGCGCGCGTGTCTAACCACACCGCTTGAAAACCCAACCGCTTAAACTTGGTTATCATCAAGCGTTGGTTGGGGCGGGGTTTACGTCCAGGTCGCTTCACCTCGACAAATACTACCCAACCGCCAGGGAACATACAGATTCTGTCAACAAATCCTCTTTGCCCTGCTGGATTCCCTTTATATGCCTTGCCTCCGATTTTAGCTACCTGTTGTACTAAATAGATTTCTATATCTGCTTCAGTTGTTCGGGACATAATTGTCTCCTTGGATAAACTTGTAATTTATGAGGTAATCGTGCTCGAATTATTATCCTATCCCTCGCCGCGGCAGCTTCTCCGGCAGTAAGAAAAGTACCGATATGATATACTTTCCCTCGGTATTTAATTTGGCCTTCGTATTTCCCCCATCGTTTATACACACCGGTATATCCTGAGATATTAAATATCTTTCGTCTTCGATTACAACAATTTATGGTAGGGGAGACGAAGTGACAATTTAGGGGTGAGTAGTTTCCGTTGTTATCTCGTCTATCTAATTCACCTCGTTGGCTTTTTTGCTCTTCACACCAGAGTATGAAAGCTCTTGAACTAATGCGCCATTCCTCACATACTCGTATACCTCGCCCCCCGTAGTTCTCGTAATTGATACTATTAGGATTATAACACCTGGCTTTCATTCCATGCCACGTCTCATACTTAGGGTGTTGTTTTAGCTTCATTTAATTTCACCTCCGCTTTGTATTCTGCCTGCTTTTTGGCGTTGCACTTTCGTTGATATTTAAGTTGTCGCTCTCTATCATAGGCTAACTTCACTTCACTGGCATAAGTGCTAATGAAATCCCGGTAATAACCTCCGAGACATTTTCCTTCAGCTCGTCTGCGTTGTACTCTCTCCCATTCCCACTCATGTTCGCTGTCGAACACATGTATTGGAACTTGCATTGGTGGATTATAACCTTGGGACTGCTCTACCCATTCAATCAACATTTCTTTATCCATTAGTTTCTTCCTCCATATCTAAATCCATATCAGGGTCAAGGTCAGGGCATCTAAGTATCTCTGGCTTACCGCACTCTCCGGTATTCGGGCCGCTGTTTATCTCGTAAGGGCAGCCCGAACCATAGCACATTATAGTTTCTCCCCGTAGAATTTCTCAAGTCTTTTGAGTGCGTGGCTAATACCTGCCCGTGAATAGGTTCTATCTACGATGAATCCCGCAACAACTATACGGTTGGCTTCATGAAAATTCTTTGCTCCCGATGTTGAAATAATAGTAAAGATAGTGTTCGAATCCTTCATTTGTTTTTCGTAAGTTTCTTTCGCTATGTTAGTCATTATAGTTTCTCCTTCTGAAACATGCGGTATCGAGTAGCCTTGCAGAAATCTTCAAGCACTTCACCTTTATCACCTGCTCGGAGCCTGTACTTTAACTCATTACCAATACAGTAAGCGGCGAACCCCTCGTCTCCCAATACAAAGTGGATGATATCAATAACTTCTTTTGGGTAGTGTGTATAGTGGTCGGGTTTATCGATCGGGTCATTCATTTCTTATACCTCTCGGAAACAAAACCTTCGGCACGTATAGGTGCTGAACCACACCAAACTGGCGGTGTCTCCATTATATCTACCATTAAATTCAAAGTGTGGTGCGAGCCAATCCGTTCTTCGCAGATAATTTCATCATGAACCCGACCGATTATATGGTAGCCTTGCTCTGCTAACAGTATCGACGAGTCCATCATAATGTCCCGCGACGCGCCTTGAATTACGTTGTTAATTAATACGGAAGCTCTTAACATATGCTGCTGCCACTTCTTTGTCTTACTATTCACGCCCATATGAGTCACGATTTTCCTACCATATGATTCACCAATCTCAGGTTGACAATAATATATACACCGGTTACTGGGAAGCTTTAACACCAGCCATAATCTACCTGTTCGACAGCGAACGGATTGGAACTCGACCGTATTAACTGGGAACATCTCACCTTGGTGTTCAACCGCATTGACTGCGGCATCCACTAAAGCACTCCACGTTGCTACAACATTCGGATGTTCAGCACGGTAGAGTCGGATGATTTCATCAGCGCGTTGTCGTACTAACTTTACTCCCATATCTCCGGCATAGTCTACAAGGCTTCGCCCACTCAGACAGTAGCCTCCACCAAGGATACCTGGCTTGGCGTTCTGTCTCTGTTCCTTTGTCACGTCTGCATAGGGGATACCAGTCATACTGGTTGCGAATGTCTTGTAAGGGTCGATTCGATTCTCAAAGTCCTGCAGTTTCTCTACCTCTCCGCAAAACCACATCAACATGACATATTCAATAGAACTAAAGTCAGCCGCAACTATCTTGTGACCTTCCTTCGCTCGTATCATGGGACGTATGAGAGCCTTCGCAATAC